CATTGAAGCTGGCGCTTGAGGCGTTGGAAGGTTTGATAAAAAAGACAAGCGGTCAAGCAATTTACTCGTTCATGGAGACTGAACGGCGAATTGCTATTTCCGCTTGCGTTGGAATCAAAGAAGCCTTGGCACAGCCAGAGCAGCCATCAAATCAACTCGACGACATCAATGTCGCCGACATACCAAAGATCGGCTGCGTTAATCACGACTGCGATAAGTGCAAGGCACAGCCAGAGCAGGAGCCTGTGGCGGTTAAACACATGATGGAATGGGTTGACTATCTCAAACGCAAATCTGACTACGGACAGTATCTTCAGATTCCATCTGAAATGAGTGCTGGTGCTTGTTGGGACTTGGCGCGTGAGTTGGAGCAATTCATCACCACCCCACCACAGCGCACATGGGTTGGGCTGACGGATGAGGAAAAGCAGCAATGTATTTATGACGAGCAAGGTTATGTTTTGGATTATGAAGATTGCGTTGACAAAACAGAAGCCAAACTCAAGGATAAGAACAGTGGATGATTTTAAAAATTTGCCACCCTCAAAAGAATGGTGGGCTTGGTACTTGTCGCCGCCCATTGACTACCGAAAAAAATATGGTGACGCATTGGAATTCTCACCGTATGAAAAAGCACTGATGCAGCAACTCAAGGAGAAGAACACTTGAGATATGCCGCAAGAGTTGACGCTACGCAAGAACAGATTGTTTCTGCCTTACGCGCTGCTGGTGCTTACGTCTGGGTTATTGGCTTACCAGTTGACCTTTTGGTTGGCTACAACGGGCAAACATACTTGGTTGAAGTGAAAAGTGGCCCCAAAAAGGCTTTAACCAAGCTACAACAGGACTTTTTTGCAAAGTGGATAGGTGGCAGGCTTGAACGAATTGAAGGGCCAGAACAGGCGCTTCGCATGATTGGAGTGATATGACTATTGAAAAAACATTGAAACAACGTCAAAAGACACACGGAAACTTTAATAGCCATGCTGAAATTAGTCAGCAATTAAAGGGAACGCTTGAAAACTTTAACTATAAACAACTGCCTGCAAACCAGCGTGAATCCTTGGATATGATTTGCCACAAAATTGCCCGTATCTTGAATGGCAACCCAAATCATCTAGACCATTGGCACGACATTGCTGGTTATGCAACTCTTGTAGCGAACGACTTGGAATGAGATACGACCTGATAGACCAGCAACAAGCGTCTGCCCTAATGAACAGCCTGTGGCCTAAAGTTAAGGCTGCATTGGCGGCAGGGCGTAAGCTGACGCTAGAAGTCAAAGACGCAAGCAAAAGCCGTGAACAAGAAGAAAAGTATCACGCCATCATTGGTGACATTGCCAAGCAAGCGCAGCACATGGGCGCTAAGTGGTCAGCAGATGATTGGAAACGCCTACTTGTTGATTTGTATTGTGTTGAAAAACAATTGCCAAATGGAAAAGTCGTTCCAAGCCTAGACATGACAGGAATTGTTCAGCTTGGGATGCAAACAAGGCATTTCACTAAAGAACAAGCCAGCGATTTTGTGGAGTTTTTGCTTGCTTGGTGTGCTGAAAACGGAATTGAACTAAATGAAAAAACAATGTAAGCGCCGTGTGTGGTCAACCAACATCAACCCAATAGCCCATGCAATCGCTGGCGCTGCTGTGTCTGACAAGCAATCATTGGACAAATTACGCTTGTGTGAGTTGTCAGCCATTGACGCAATGACCAAAGGCATGGGAACAACAGAAGATTGGCGCTGGCTGGCTGATGTGATAAACATTGCCGAAACAATGGGTAAATCTGGCATTGGCCCTGAAGTTTTACCGTATTGCCAAAAAGCCCAAACAGCTATGCTTGAATCTGCTGAACGTTACCAGAACACAAAAATTATGGGTTTGTCAGGTGCTGGAATTAAGGCAATCAAGGATGTATGGGAGTTTCACGACCTTCAACGCACCAGCATCCCACGGTCAGAATACGAAAAAATGATTCGCAAAACTGCCAATTACATTAAAAGTCACGGAAAAGATGTGGTGGAAATAGCATGATGATTCCAAAGTTCAACTACTTTAGAAGCAAGAAGCATCTTCAAAACGTAGCCAACTTGCCCTGCCAAAACTGCTACATAGAAGGCGAAACCCAAGCCGCCCACAGCAATTGGGTCGATTTGGGTGGAAAAGGCCGTGGTTTGAAAGCGTCTGATGAATACACGGCTGCACTTTGCCAAAGTTGCCACGGGATGATTGACAGTGGCGCTAGGCTTACAAAAGAGCAACGCCGTGACTTGTGGGTAATGGCGTGGCAAAAAACAATTGCAAATTTAAAAAGCCAAGGGAAATGGCCTAAAGAATTGACAGATAAAGAATAAATATCCATAATCGTGTATTGAACTATTACACAGGAGTGGATATGATAGGTAAACGCATTGAAATGCTTGAGGTTGTGGAAAAATTACCACAAAGCAAATATAAATGTCTATGTGATTGCGGAAATGAAAAAATCTTGAAAGTTGGTCATTTCAACACGGGCAAGATGAAATCTTGTGGTTGTCATTGGAGAAGCCCAAAAAGTGAATCACGGGAAAAATATTCCTACTCCAACATGATGGCTAGATGCCACAACCCAAAAAACAAACGCTACAAAGACTATGGCGCAAAAGGATTGATTGTTTGTAGTGAATGGCGTAACAACTTTCGCCAGTTTTACAAAGACATGGGCGATTGTCCTGACGGCTATCAGATTGACAGAATAGACAACACAAAAGGCTATTCAAAAGAAAATTGCAGATGGGTTGACCCAAAGACAAACATGAACAATAGAAGCGTAAGCCGCATCTGGATAGTCAACGGTGTTGAATATGCAACATCAACAGATGCCGCAGAAGCGTTAAAAGTAACGCCTGGCAGCATCATTGCTTGGTGTAAGGGAAGAATAGCAAAAGGAACTTATTACCCGCCAAAAGACGGTTGTTCGTTTCGCTATGTTTACCCAATTACTTGCCGTGAGCCTTAGAAGCTGGCATTTTTTCGTGGCGCTTCAGTTCTTTTTCCAAAGCCGCAATGCGTTTCATTTCTTCACGGTGTTCTTTGACAGGCTCGTAATGACCAGTTGGGGTTTTCTTGGCTTTCATGTCGCCAGAGACTTTAAAATTGGTAGCCATAAGATTTCCTGTTAAAATTGCATTGACATTGTGCCACCATCGGCATAAAGTCACCAAACAATCAATTTCCAAAGGAAATATCATGGGTAAAATGGATTCAAGCAAAGGCGTTCCTAGTTCTACTGGCGCTAAAGCACCAATGGGCGCTACATCTTCTGACCGTAGCGGTGAGCGCAAAGAAGGTCTGCGCGGTGGCGTGGCTATGGGCAAAGAAGACAAAACTGGCGCTGACAAGGAATTCAACACTGGCAAAACTGCTGGCGTTTGCTACGTTAAAGAAAAAGCGTCTTACCGCTAAAATAGACGAAGCCCAATCAGTCGGGTAGGACTGTCGGGCTTCTAAACAAGGCAAATAAGAAAATTCGCCATGTCTGTTCGTAATTGTAAAGCCTGTGACCACTTTGTAGATAGTGGGCATAGCATGGGAACTTGTCGGCGTTACCCGACATTTCAAAACCGTTCGCCTAATGAGCGATGCGGTGAATTTACGCTTGTGCAATACGGTGAAGCAGTGCCTGAGATGCTTGCATTGCCTGTTCGTGAAATGACAGAAGACAAGCCTAAACGCAAGTACACCAAGAAGGTGGCGGCATGAACATCAAGCCATTGCGCGACAAAATCATTGTGAAGCCTGAAGTGCGCTTTAAGTCTGAAGTGTTGGACTTGAGCAAGGTAGAAGGTCACCCAACCACAGGCCATGTAGTTGCCTTGGGTGACGATGCTATGCGCCAAGGTCTAAAGATGGGCGACAAAGTGCATTACGGCACTGTAGCTGACACCGCCAAAGACGAATATCTCAAGTTTGAACCAATAAAGATAGGCCAAGACACCTGTTTGCGGATGTCGTGGCAAGATGTGTGTTTTGTTGAAGAAGCATGATAGTCAAAGAAAACATTTATGTGCTGGCAATGGCTTACGGACTAGCCAAGCGGCAGTTGGCGTACTACAAAAAGAACGGCAACCGCTACTATGCCAGTATGTATAAAGGCATTGTGTATTCGTTTGAAGAACGATTTAAAAACCTAAACGAAGATGTTGATGTGCTGGCCTATTTTGGGGAAAACAATGCTCAAGCGTAAGATTCAATGGTTGTTGTGGAAGATTGGCAAGCTGCTGGAAAAGAAAGACCCCAAGAAGCGCCCACGACTGTATAAACAAGCAAACGTAGTAACTGGAGAAGATAAGTGAAAGAAGCAATCCAAAAACGCATGGATGAACTGATGGAAGAAGGCAAGAAGCTGGAAGCCAACATTCACATGATTAACGGCGCTTTGCAGCAATGCCAATGGCAATTAACCCAACTGGAGAAACAAGATGCCCCTGAAGAAATCGACCAGCCCCAAGGCGTTTAAAGAAAACATTAAGGCAGAAGTGAAAGCAGGCAAGCCCGTAAAACAGGCCGTTGCCATTGCTTACGCTGAAAAACGTGAGGCTCAAAAGCCCAAAAAGAAATAAAATCTGGTAAACAACCAGAGGATTTCTCATGCCAAGCCTAGCCGACATTTACAGCGCAATTGACACAGCCAAACGCAAGGGGGCTGACTTTGTGCAAAACCCTGGCACAAGTTTGCAGCAAATGTTGGGCAACGCCAATGACCAAGCGCGTGGGTTTAACCAGTTGAATGACCAAGCACTTACTGAAATGCAACAGACGGGCAAGCTAACTGGCCCTGCTGGTCAGCAGTTGATGCAGACAATGGGTCAAGCGTTTGAACCCGCTGGAATGACTGTTTACCACGGTTCGCCTTACAAATTTAATCAATTTGATGCGTCAAAAATTGGCAGCGGCGAAGGGGCGCAAGCCTTTGGGCATGGTATTTATGTAGCTCAAAACCCGTCAATTGCTAAAGAATATCAAGAAAAACTGTCAAGTACAGGCGGCGCAAAAAATCTTGCGGCTCAGTATGGTGGAGTAGATGAAGGTATTGCAGAAGCACAAAAACGTATTCAGCATTATGAAAGCCTAATAGCAAATGGTGGCGGTGGAATGATGGACAGAGCAAAACACTTTTTGCAACTGTCTAAAAAAAATTTAGATGATTTAACCGCTACAAAGCAAGGTTTGCCTGAAAACAAAGGTGCTTTTTACACAATTGATTTTCCTGATGAACATATCAACCAAATGCTTGATTGGGACAAGCCTTTTGCCAAACAGCCTCAAAACGTTAAAGATGCTCTAAAAGAATCAGGACTTTACAAGCAATATCGAGATAATTTGTCAGATTTTTCTGCTCCACAAGCTACAAGAGGCAAAAACATGAGAGGTGAAAACATTCATGCTTTTGTTGAGCGTATTGCTGGAAGTCCTGAAAAAGCCTCTCAAATGTTAAAAGAGATGGGAATCCATGGCATCAAATACCTTGACGCATCAAGTCGTGACATTAAAGGCGGCACAAGAAACATGGTAGTTTTCCCTGGCAACGAGCATTTGCTCAAAATTCAAGACATTAACGGCAATCCAATCAAATGACAGAAGAAACCGAAAAGCGCCCCGTAGGTAGACCAAGCCTTTACGACCCTGCTTATTGCGAACAGGCTATTGAGCTTGGCAAGATAGGCAAGTCAACAGAGGCTATCGGCGCTATGTTGGGCGTTGGAACGTCTACTTTGTACCGTTGGCGCGATGAACACCCAGAATTTCGGGAGGCCTTGGACATTGCCAAGGATATGGAGCTGTATTGGTGGGAAGACCAAGCCATGTCATACATGGTGGAAAACAAGGAAAGTGACCGCCTGAACGCATCAATCTGGTCGCGTTCAATGGCTGCACGATTCCCAAAGAAGTACCGTGAAAGCACAAAAACTGAGATAACAGGCGCTGATGGTGCGCCGTTGCTGTCTGGTATCAACGTGACGTTTGTTAAGCCGCCAGAGAATGAGTGACCTACAAGGCGCTATTGCCAACGCACAGTTTCCCATCAAGCTGCAATGCTTGTTTGAGAAGTCACGCTACAAAGTCTTATATGGTGGTCGCGGTGGTGCTAAATCATGGGGTGTGGCTAGGGCATTGCTGATTAAAGCCGCCAAAGACCCGTTGCGCATCCTTTGCGCCCGTGAGTTTCAGACTTCAATTCGTGATTCAGTCCATAAACTGCTGTGCGACCAGATTGAATCCCTTGGCTTGCTGTCGTTCTACGAGATTACGCAAACCAGCATCCGTGGAAAGAACGGCTCAGAATTCAGCTTTGTTGGCTTAAAGAACAACGTGGCAAACGTTAAGTCTTACGAAGGCGTGGACATTTGTTGGGTAGAAGAAGCGCAGACAACCAGCCGTTTAAGCTGGAACGTGCTTATCCCAACCATCCGCAAGCCAGCGTCTGAGATTTGGATTACGTTCAACCCTGAGTTGGAATCAGACGAAACTTACCAGCGGTTTGTGCTTCACCCGCCTGAAGACTGCATTACGGTAAAGATTAACTGGTCTGATAACCCTTGGTTTCCTGACACACTCAGGATGGAGAAAGACCAGCTAAAGCTGCGTGACCCTGAAGCCTACAACGTTGTTTGGGAAGGTTTATGCCGTCAGACCGTTGACGGCGCTGTGTTTGCCAAAGAAATGCAAGTGGCTGAGTTGGATGGGCGCATCACACGGGTCAATTACGACCCTACAAAGCCCGTACACGCCATCTTTGACTTGGGTTGGTCTGACGCTACGGCTATTTGGTTCTTGCAGTTTGTAGGCATGGAAACACGCATCATTCGCTACATTGAAGGCAATCAGCAGACCATGAGCGAGTATTTAGCCAAGATGCAAACGTTTGGGTATATCTATGACACGCTTTGGCTACCGCATGATGCAGAAAACAAGACTTTGGCTGGCAATGGTCGAAGCATTGAAGAAATTGTCAGGGCTGCTGGCTACAAGACCAAAATCATTGGCAAAACCCCAATCTTGGACAGTATTAACGCTGCCCGAACAATATTCAGAAACTGCTGGTTTGACCGTGACAATTGCCATGACGGGTTGCAATGCCTGCGACACTACCGTTACGATGTTGACCCAGACACCAAGCAGTTTAGCAAAACACCAGTTCACGACCAATATTCCCACGGGGCTGACGCTTTCCGTTACATTGGATTGATGATTAACGAACCCAAAGAGCGTAGGAAGCCAAAGCAAACGCAATATTATGGTGGCGCTCACGGTTGGATGGGGTAGGCGTATAATGCAAAAAGCCAATCAGCGGTAACTGACTGGCCTTTCTACCACTTGATAATGGAGCTATCGCATGGGTGATTCAGATTTTACATTGACCAAGGATTTTCTTTGGCAAATCTTTGATTATAAAGATGGAAAATTGATTTGGAAATTCCCATTAAGCAAAAACATTAGATTGCTAGGTATGGAAGCGGGAAGCCTTCAAAAAAATGGCTACATCTGCATAAAAATCAAAAATAAACTATACAAAGCGCACAGGCTTGTATTTTTAATGCACAAAGGTTATTTGCCTGAGTTCATAGACCATATTGACAATTGCCCGTCAAACAACAAAATTGAAAACCTAAGAAAAGCAACAAAAGCTGAAAACGGTTACAACAGAAAAATCAACAGAAATAACAAATCAGGCGTTAAAGG